CTTTGCATCAAAAGGTTTCTTTAAACTAGATACCAATGTTGTTACACTAGTCCATTTGATCTGATCATTTGGATCTACACTAACATAACTGTGATCATCTGCATTAAATACTATGCTCATGTCTATGCGTTTTCTATAATTGAATCAGCTAATACTCTAGATGCCTCATCTTCTGACATAAGCATCTTTCTAATATTAGCTACTTCTTCTTTATCGAACTTACCTTCAAGACCAAGTATTTTTAGTCTTAGTAATTTTTCATTAAGTTCTAACTTATCTAATCTTGCATAAAGATCTGCATACGGATCTCTAATGGTATTGTTAGCCGTAGTTATTTGACTCCATAAACCATTTCCGGAAGATGGGAGTACAGTTGTTAATGGATCATACTTTTCTATGTCTATGTATCCACCATACATATTATTTTCTGGTTCCATAATATTAATCTTTAAGATTATCTAATTTATCTTCTTCTTCTTCTGTAGCAATTGCTTGCCATTTACCAAGAGGACATTCTGAAGAAAGAGATCTAGTTTTAAAAAGCAATGAGCAACCACATTCATTACAACATGGTGCTGTACCTTTTACTGCACATTTCTTTCCTTTACTTGGACAGTCATCACAAACATCAAATCTCATGCGGGCAACATCTTCTACAAACTCATCTCTAATCACTGAGTTTTTAATGCCTTCAAGAATCTGTGTCTTGTTCTCCCAAATTGCTTTTAGTGCTGCTTTCATTTTTATCACCTTTAATTTTTTTTCTTTCTTCCGCTTCTTCAGTAATTTTAATAGTTATTTCTTTTAAAAGTATAAGTTTTTCTTCCATTGACTTCTTATTATGATATGCATTATATGTAGAAGTATCATGGTTCTTTACACTTTTTTCAAGTCTAACAATTGCTTTCTCAACAATATTTGCTTTAACCATAGCATGACCTAAACCTTCAATGTTTATTCTTGTATGACTTAGAGTTGACATTTTAGTTCTTAGTTCTTTATAATAAAATTGAACTAGGTCTTCAACAAGCTTTTCTTGAATGTTTAAATCTTCAGAAACTATTTTATAAATTTTACTAGACTTCTTCGGGATCATTACCTAAAAATTTGTAATCAAGAAGTATTGTTCCCTCAGTCTGAATTTTAATATCAGGATTTAAAGCTATCATCTTTTTATTCTTTACATCCTTTATTACTAAATTTTGTTTCTCTGCTTTATTAATTGCATTTCTTACAGTCTGAGGAGATTTAAAAATCCAACCTTCTTCAGAAGAAGCATCATAACAAAAATCTGTTAATGCAATTGGTTGATTAAAACTTAATAATGTTAAGCAATTCAAGTCAGACTCATTAATAGAAATTCTATTAATAAAGCAGTATGTCAAAATTTGGAATTGTACAATATCCCATTTTGGCATTTTTACACGTTTCTGTACTTGATTTACTATAGCCATGATTAACTTTTTCTAAGCTTCCTTTTTGCTGGTTCTTCTGAAGCTAGTGGTCCTTGCTCTTCTTTGTCATCATGTTCTGCTTCTTGTTGAGCTTGAGCCATCATTGCATATTGCATCTGAATACTAGTTCTTTTAAATCTAGCTTCTTCAATTTTAAGAAGTAGATCCTCATACTTAGCTTGTGCTTCTAAATAAGGTACTGACTCAGTATAAAATTGAAGCATTTGTTCTTTTTGAGCAGCTAATTCATCAGCTGAAAACTCTCTTTCTTGTTGGTTTTCCATAATAATTAATTTATTGGTTTACAACAAATATACAAAATAAGTTTAAATATATCTTGTTTAAATAAAAAATCCAGACACTATAAGTATCTGGATCTCTATAAGTTTAGTATATTTAGTTCATACCTCTTCTTGTTTTTCTACCTACACCTGCAGCTTTTAATCTTTGTCTGTTAGCTTTTTTATTACCTTTATGACAAGGATCATCTAATGGACCACACATTTCTTCAGGTGCCATCATTGATGAACCTGTCATGCCACCCATTTCATAACTTTTTGCCATACGTACAAGTTGGTGTTTACCTGCTGCACCACCTTTACCATACATTGATTTACAATATGCCATAGCATCTGTTGCTCCTCTAAGTCCTTTTGAATTTTTCATCTTATCTATTTTTAAGAGTTAAGTTTAATATTGTAATTAAATAAAAGTCTCTTGACAAGTCTATCTCAAGAGCAAATATATCTAATGAAGAGATTCTTAATCTAATCATTAATTTGTCCCACTGTTTAGTGGTTGCTTTCCAACTGTTTCTAAATTTCATTATGCTTCATTTTTACTGATAGTACCTTTAGCACTAAGTTCTATTTTACGGACATTTGCTGGTTGAGCAACTTTCCATGCAGTTCTTCTTGCTTGATACAATCTGGTTTTTAATATTCTTGATACTGAGACTGAGTTTCCTTGGTTTCCACCAAGCACATGATAACAATCTTTATCTTCTCCTACATAAAGTCCTACGTGCCCTCCTCCGTCTCTTTTAAAGGTTAGTACATCACCTAGCATAGGTTCAGATACTTTAGTTCCGTATTTGGCCCAATTTAAAGCCCAAAGAGGTTTTTCAACTACTTGTACACCGGCTTCATGAGCACAGTATGCAATAAATAGACCACACCATGGAATCTCATCTGCTGTATAAACTTTTTCTAAACCAAGTTCTTTGGCCCAATCCATAATTACTGGATTATGTTTTTTACCTACAACTTCTTTGGTTCCAATAAGTTTTACTGCTTGAACCAAGATCTTTGGAGATTTTTCTTCTTGTAAAAAACTATAACTCATAAGTTAATCTTTTATGTTTTTATAAGTATCAGAGACTTTTTCAATTCCTCCTCTAATAGTTTTAACAACTTTAAATACTGACTTAAATATATTGTTACCTGTTAAATCAAACCAGTTTTCATTTATAGATGATAACTCTATAATAGCAAATATATAAAGAAGAATATTTGTAAAGAAAGCTTTTGTAGGGATTATAATCTCATACCCAGTTGCTTTTAAAATACTTTGTAGAAATGGCGTAAATCCATAGTAGTCTAGTGGGAATACTGCCAAAGCAAGAAGATAGTAACCAGCGCCCTTAAAAATATAACCTCTTCTTAATATCTTTGACTTAAATACATCCTTATACTTCTTATTTTCTTCACAAGCAATCTTCTTAAGAGATATAAGTTTAACTATTGTATCTACAAAGATTACGGTCATTAATAGAATAGCACTTAGTTCTATTGGAGAGAAGAATGATAAAAATGACAAAGTGAAGAGAGTTAATTTATTTTTCATGGTAGTCTACTTGAAATCAATTTGAATAAAATATAGATTAACAAGATGAATAACACAATACCCCCAACATAAGCTAGAAAGACCACCCAACTAGGAATGTATTTAATTCTTTCTGGCTTCAATGTTTTGGTAACTACTTTAGTGTGGTATACATCATTGCCTTTAATTACTTTGGTAATTGTTTGTACTTGTGCTTTAGAAGTATACACATTGTTCTGGAGTTTGGTTTGTAAAGTTAATATTTTACCATCCTTATCTCTTAATACTCCATTTAGTTTGGATAATACATTACCCAGGGAATCACAGTATAATGTATCCTGAATATAAAGTGTTTCTCCCGGTATAGTTATTGTTGTGTCTTTATATTGAATGATTGTTTCAGTACTATCCTTCTGTGTACACAACGGACAATATTTAGCTAGTCTTTTCTCTAATGAACAAGAGGTAACTGAAACAAACAATAATAGATATAAAAAATACTTCATATCTATAATATACAAAAAAAATTACAATATTCCTAGCATATACTTCTCTGCATTTTTAGTTGTGTCATCAGCATTTAGCATAAGTTTAAGGATTTCTGAATCAACATGTTTAGGATGTACATACCAATCTTCATATGCACTTGTATCATTAGGTGCAATATTACTTGCAACAAGGACGTAGCCTTTAGATAATAAATAGTTTCTAGACTTTTTTTTTCCTATAAGATCTTGTAATATCTGCATAGTAATCATGCTCAAATGTAATTACTCCAAATGTGCATTGCTCAAATGGAATCATCTTAAGAATTTCAAATGTTGTGCTAGGTGGTTCACAGTCTACTTGTAAGTAATCTATATGTCCTTTCATTACATTATAGTCAAATTTAGTAGCATCTACTAATGTAGCTTTGTTCTTACGTACTGCATTAAACTTAGTTACTTCTTCTTCTTTAATTTCTAATGATGTTCCTTTCCAACCAAATTCTTCTAATAAAGCTGAGTTACTACCATAGTATGGGTCGGCTGCACCAATCTCAAAGTATGTTCCATTCTTCTTACCATTAAGCATAGTAAGAATAAACATGTCTTGATATGTTTGAGAATAGTTCTTTTCAATATTCTCTGCTCCTGGAAATTTATATTTTAACTGATCATAGAATCCTTTATTATATCTAAGAAATGGGTCCGGTCCTGAACCAAGAGAAGTAATATTAGACTGTACCAATTTTTGGTATTTTTCAGATAACAACTTAGCATTATCAGCAAGATATGCAAATATATCTCTAGATTCTTTACCTCTACCAATATGCCAAGCAGCAACTGCTTTTTGAAATGTAAGTTCCCAATAATTAGTACCACCTATATCTGTAAAGATTAGTCCTTGAATTGCATTTGCATAGGCCTGATGATAGTTCTTTAATTGTTCATGATATTCACTTATGTACAAATATGCATCTGGTTTTGTTGGTTCAAATGCAATAGCATTTTGCCATAAACCTAACTCAGTTACTTTTCTCCTACCTAATGCAGATAAAGACTTAGCAACCATAATTAATGAATCATAAGTTATTTCATTATATTTACTATATTCTGCAGCTCTTAAAAAGAATGATAGTGCAGATGCATAATGGCCTGAACTAAAGTAAAATGTACCCATATCAAATGATTTTGCTGCATTATACGGGTCATTTATAAATTGTTCTAATTTATGTGGAGTAATACCTTTACCAATAGGTTTAATTGATGTCTGAGGTATGTCACAAATTTGATTAAATAATGTAACTGGTAATTTTAAAATAAAGGCTGTAGAGTCTTGAAAACCAAATGGAATAATGAAATTATCACCATCAAATGCTAAACCGCAGGAGAACTCAATATTTCCTGTCATAAACTTAAACTCTGGTGAATAGTGAACTATGTTCCATTCTTTATCCCAAACAATAAATCTATGAAAATAATGAGCATCTTTTTTTCCTTGTTCATTAAACCATAAGTTTACTTCATGAGTTAATGCTACATAGTAATCACCATATGTAATAACTTGCGATCCTCCTCTAATATCTCTTGGAAAAGTAACATCTTGCTCTACAATATATACTGTTTCTGATGTACCTTTTTTAGGATTTACTTTAACTACTTCTGTAGGATTAGTCCACTTTACATAATGAAAGGGCATATCTACAATAGGCATCCAGTTTTTCTCACAATATGAATGTGTAGGAGGTTCTATTCTATATCTTTCAGTTTCTGTAGATTGAGTTTCTATTTTAGATAATTCCATTCTACCTTCACCATCTTTTTTAGTATCTCTACGCACACCAGTAAGATATAAATTTGAATCCCAGAATACAACTCTTGCATCTTCTAAACCAATAAATTCCCATACAGGAGTCTTATCTAATTTAGATGTATTAATCTTTTGAAACTTTTCAATAGCAAGAGTATTAGGATCTAACTCACATAAGTAGTTAGTTGTTCTAAGAGTAACATCATCTTCTGGATTAAGATATGCTAAAGGTCCCCAAGGAGTTTGGTATTTTTGTTCTCCTTCACTATGATATAATGCATATTGCACATGTCTTAAATTCAAGACATAGGATCCATCTATAAAAAGCAAAGAAGGATTAGTAAGACCCAATCCTTCTGTATTATTTGCTGGTAAAATTAGATAGTTAACAGACCCTCCATTTTGGAGAGCTAATTGACATAAATTATTCATTTGCTGTTGGTTTTACAACAAATATAATATAATTTTTCAACTTATACTATACACAACTTCTTTGTACACTTAATGTCCAAGTAAGTTTTACTTGAAAATCTGGATCTGAAGCAGAAGAACCTGTAACATTATGACCTACTGTCATAAATGTATCACATGCCTCATAACCATCAGATAGTGTAACTTCTAAAGTATAACAAACATATTGATCAGTTATACTAAAACCTGTTGAACCATTAGCAAAAGATTGTTGTGGAAATCTATTATTAACAGGATCCCATGTACTACATTGAATGTACCCAAAATAATACTCAATAGCAGTTGGCGGATTTACTGTATAGTTATTTTGAATCCATGCCATTCCACATAGTTTAATAGTATCACCAGCTTGTAAAGTATGAGGAAGAGCAATTCCACAGTTAAGATTTTGAGTAAGGATTGGGTCTGTTCTTTCTCTACTAACTGTACTAGTAACATTTAAGTCACAACCATTCCATCCACAATCTGCATCACCAATATAATATTTACCAGATCCTAAGTTTGTATCATCTGTATATGAAGTAGAGTGTGAAGCAATTATCCAGTTTTCAACAGTACAACCTCCACCTCCACCACCGGAAGGACCTTGTACCCCTTGTGTTCCTTGTGTTCCAGTTCCTATAATACCTTGTATACCTTGGGCTCCTATTGATCCTGTTGCACCAGTAGTTCCCTGAGAACCTGTAGCACCAGCTGTACCTGTTGTTCCCTGAGCTCCTGTAGCACCAGTTCCCCCTGTAGCACCCGTTGTCCCTTGTGCTCCTGTTCCTCCTGTAGCACCTGTGGTTCCTTGTGATCCTGTTGCTCCTGTACCTCCTGTTGCCCCAGTAGTACCTTGAGCACCAGTGCCTCCAGTAGAACCAGTAATTCCTTGAATACCTTGTGCCCCTGTATTACCAGTTATACCTGTAGTACCCTGTCTACCTTGAATTCCCTGTAAGCCAGTAGCACCAGTTGTACCTTGAGATCCAGTACCTCCTGTTGCACCTGTAAAACCTTGGATACCTTGGGCACCAGTTCCACCAGTTCCTCCGGTTGCACCTTGAGATCCTGTCGCACCTGTGGTACCTTGATTACCTTGTGGGCCAAGTGAACCTATAATTCCTTGTATACCCTGGCTACCTGTAGCTCCAGTAGATCCTGTTGTACCTTGCGCACCAGTAGCACCTGTACCACCAGTAGCTCCCGTAGTACCCTGTGCCCCAGTAGCTCCTGTAGAACCTGTATTACCAATAATACCCTGTATACCTTGTGCACCTGTTGAACCAGTAAATCCAATAGCTCCTTGTACACCTTGTATTCCAAGAAGTCCTTGAATACCTTGGGCACCAGTAGAACCTGTGTTACCAGTAATACCCTGTATACCTTGGGCTCCAGTTGCTCCCGTAGCTCCTGTAGTTCCTTGAGCTCCGGTGTTACCTGTAATACCAGTAGTACCTTGTCTACCTTGAATTCCCTGTAATCCGGTTACACCTTGGCTACCAGTTGCTCCTATTGTACCTTGGCTACCTACAGCACCTTGAGAACCAGTACTACCAATTGCTCCCTGTGATCCTGTAGCACCAACTGTTCCTTGAGCACCAATTGCGCCTTGAGAACCAGTGGTTCCTGTAGTCCCTTGAGAGCCAGTAGCTCCTACTGTTCCTTGAAGTCCTATGGCTCCTTGTGTACCAGTAGAACCAGTCGCTCCTTGAGCTCCAGTTGCTCCTGTTCCTCCAGTTGCTCCGGTGATACCTTGTATACCTTGTGAACCAGTATTTCCTGTATTTCCAATTATACCTTGTGTACCTTGAATACCCAAAAGTCCTTGGGTACCTTGTGACCCTGTCAATCCAGTATTTCCTGTAATACCTTGAATGCCCTGAGATCCAGTTGCACCAGTAGTTCCTGTTGTCCCTTGAGCTCCTGTTGCACCTATTGTTCCTTGCGTACCAGTTGCCCCTTGAGATCCAGTAGATCCTGTACTTCCTTGACTTCCAGTTGAACCTATAGCACCTTGAGTACCAGTTACACCCTGAAGTCCTTGTAAACCATTTAAGCCTTGGATGCCTTGAATACCTTGTATTCCTTGTGCACCCGTAGCACCGGTAGTTCCTTGAAATCCTAAAGTACCTTGTAACCCTAATATACCTTGTATACCTTGAGTTCCAGTAATACCCTGGCTTCCAGTAGAACCTGTACTACCTTGGCTACCTGTAAGCCCTGTTGTTCCTTGAGTTCCTACGGCTCCTTGACTTCCCGTAGATCCTGTAGTACCCTGAGCTCCGGTGGTTCCAACTGTACCTTGAAGTCCTGTTAGACCTTGTAAACCAGTAATTCCTTGTATGCCTTGTATACCCTGAGTACCTTGTATACCAGTTAATCCCTGGGTTCCTGTAGCACCTTGTAAACCTGTAGGTCCTTGTGGTCCTAATTGAGTATAAGTTACTTGGAATGTATTAATAATTACAGAAGGAATAGCTGGATGAGGAGCTGTTGCTGTCTCATGCTGTAATATAATATTAGTATTATTAGTAGCCCATGCTATTTCATAATAATCTCCTGCAGCTACTGTAAATAGAAAATCTAATGATGATACGTTATATGGTATATTAGAAGGTACAATGTATTTAGTATTAGAATCTGCAACTGCTGTTCCATTCTTTTTTAACCAAATATCAACTGTATCACCTGATCCACCACCACCTGTATAATATAATTGCACAGAAAAATTAAATGCATATGTACCAGCACTTGAGTATGTTACTTGAGTACCTCCTACAACAGATACTCCATTAGAGTAAGAAGTTGTATTGACAGTCATTATATATTCAGTATTAATAGCTGCAGCAGTTTGATCTACCGTAGAATACCATGAACCATATAATGCTACTACACCACCTGTTCCAGCAATACCTTGCACTCCCTGTACACCTTGGATACCTATTAAACCTTGTAGTCCTTGGGAACCTTGAGTTCCTGTCAAACCTTGTGTCCCAGTTATTCCTTGAGTACCTTGTATACCTTGAAGACCAGTGATACCAATACTTCCTTGTGTACCTGTGGCTCCTTGTGTACCAGTGCTACCCGTAGTTCCTTGACTACCAGTATCACCTGTAGATCCTTGAATACCTAAAGCACCCTGTGATCCAGTATTACCTGTGGTTCCTTGGGTACCAGTGTTTCCTAATGTTCCTTGTATGCCTTGAATCCCTTGAAGACCAACAGCTCCTTGAGCACCCAATAATCCTTGCGTTCCTTGAATTCCTTGTGTACCTTGAGCTCCAGTATTTCCTATTATTCCTTGAGTTCCTTGTGATCCTATATTTCCAGTAGTACCTTGACTACCAACAGTACCTTGTGCTCCAGTGCTACCAGTTGTACCTTGGGCTCCCGTGTTTCCTAATATACCCTGAATTCCCTGAATTCCCTGAATACCTTGTAAACCCGTAAGACCTTGAGTTCCATTTAATCCTTGAGTTCCGGTAGTACCTTGTAATCCAAGAGTACCCTGTACACCTTGACTACCCTGAGTACCAAGTAAACCTCTTTCTCCTTGAACTCCTTGTACACCTTGCAAACCTACAATACCCTGGGAACCTGTATCTCCAGTTGTTCCCTGTGGACCAGTAGTACCCTGCACACCTTGAGAACCTAAAGCACCTTGTGAACCTGTAGTTCCAGTTTCTCCTTGTGCCCCTATAGCACCCTGGGCTCCTGTAGAGCCTGTGGTGCCTTGAGATCCGGTGTCTCCTTTAAGACCTTGTGCTCCAATTGCACCCTGTGTTCCAGTTGATCCTATAGCTCCCTGCGGACCTATAACACCAATCTGACCTTGAACACCAGTAACTCCCTGAACACCTTGAAAACCTATTAATCCTTGAGTACCCTGTACTCCCTGTGTACCTTGTGTCCCTACTACAGAACCAGAACACACCCAATCTACAATATCAGTAAGTGCTTGAGATACTGTTGTATCCTGTGCAATTATTGTGGTACTTTGGCATATAATAGGATCTCCTGTATATACTACACAATCTGCGTTAGTTACTTCAGAACATTGTTCATCCTCAGGACAAGGGTCTGGTGTAGGGCATGCTGGAGGAGTTGTTAAACCAGATGTACATACAGAACATTTACCACAGTTATTACAATCTGTGTTAGTGAAAATACTTTCTAACTGACTGGATCTTTTAGGTATCATTATATCTCTTCTTCTAAAGTAACCTCAAATTCAACTGGCTCTCCTAATATTGGTAAGAGAGATTCATCAAATAAGATAAAGTAAAAATTGTCATTTACTGAATATTCAAAATCTGCCCAATGTTGTGTAACATCATCAGGACTTTTTGGAATATTATAATATGTATCACATTGTTGTACAGCAGCTTCTGCGTCTGCAACATTAGTATATGTATAGCCTTTAGAAACCATAGTAATTTCTTATATTTTGTTCAATTGCTGCTCTTGTAGTTGTTTGATCTAAAGGATACATTACAACTTCTGACATTAATCCAGCTAATGCTTCTGTACCTCTTCTACCAATATATACTGTGGCTGCTGCATTAAATATAGGGGTTCCTGTAGTTGCTATAGAACCACCAGTAGTACCATTTACATAACTTTGTACATTTGCAGGTCTTCTAATTGAGGTATATACATAAGGTACTGAGTTAGTAACAGTAGTACCAGTACTTGTAAATGATGTTTGTGCTGTATTAAAAGTAATAGATTGGCTTACTCCTGAACTAAATCTAGCCCATTGTCCAATTCTGGAACCAGCTGTTTGATCTTGCTGTAAGAATACAGCTGTATTTAATGTTGACATTGCAGCTAGTGCAACAGTAAATGTACTTACTACACCAGCATTTGTTGGATCAAAGGCAAGAAACATTCTATCATCTACACCATCTAATCTTAAATAAGGTGCTCCGTTAAAAATAACGGGTCCATTAGCATATACTAGTGGTTGTTCTATGGCTGTAGCATTAATCAAATTTCTTCCGTTACCGCTTTGATCATACCAAATACTTACTCTACCAGAACCAGCACCAAGAAAAGTAGTTAATGCAGTTAAGTCAAGTACATTGTTTACAAAACCAATATTTTGAGTTGCATTATCTGATATTCTTCTTACTTGAATTGCAGATCCTGCATACCCTGTATCTAATTTTCTAAGAGAGTATGCTGCTGATGCGCCAGGAAATAGATTCAAGAGCAAAGGTGGGACATTAACATTCTGGGTAGAAATATAATTTCCACCATTGAAACCAATGTTCTTTTTATTTAAAAATATTTTAGTTGGCATACTATGAAATAAAAATAATCAATAACTCACCACCTGTAGCATCATATGCAATAGCATCTAGTGTGTTATTAATTGCTCCTGCATCAAAGTTAACAGTTTCTCCTGGCTTAAGTATTACACCTTTAATTGTAACATCCGCTGTACCTACATTAGAAAAAGATGCTGATCTTTTACCTGCAGTAATAGTACCACTTGTAGTAGGTCTTAAGATATTTGTGGTTCTTGAAGCCCCAGCAGTAACACCAGTTAATGAGTTAATTACATCTGTAATACCCTGTAATACTTTAAGTTGAAAGGGAAAGTTATTTCCTTTATTTCCGTATGTCTTTAAATTTCCTATTGACATTTTAAATAAGTTTAAGTGAATACAATAACTGGGATATTGCTATCCCAGCCTGTATTAGTTAAGAATAATAAAATGAACTCTTAAAGCAGCATTTAATGCAGCTACACCAGCACCATTACTGATCACAACTTTAAATGATCCGTTTGCAATGTCAGCAACCCCTAATACTGGAATACCAGTTGCTGCCTCATCATATACAACAGAAACTAAAATTCTAGAAGCTCCTGTAACTTTACTATTATTTACAGTAAAAGAAGTTTTAGCATTAGCTGCTAATGTAGAAGCTACAGTTGTAATTGATCCATTAAGTGCATCTACAGTAACTGCCGTAGTAATACTAGTTAACTGTGATACATTAGCTGTATCATACAATGTCTGCAAAGGTGCAGCATTAACTGCAAGAGCAAGATATCCATCATCACGAGATGGATCTTTTGCACCTACTGCAATTAAGTTAGTAACGTCTGTTGGAAGAGTGGCTCTATAATTTCCAGCCTTAATCCAAGAAATAAAATTTAAAATGTCCATGGTTATAAATATTAAATGTATACATTATAATATACTAAAAATAATTCATATAAACAAAAATCCCCGGCATAAACCAGGGACTTTTTTGACAGGGTAGAGGATTGACTAAAGAAGAAGCTATCCTATCATATATCCAAATAGGAATGAAACTATTATTAAAGCAGCAATAGTGTAATTTGCTATTGCACGACCTTTCTCATCCTCCATATACATATTGTACATCTTGTTATAGATAGGTCTTGTCATAGCATTTATGACAATCCAAAACATTACAATACATCCTATTGCAAATGCCGCTAATAATATTTTCAACCAGATCATAGTGTGTCTATTCTTCTTTGTAAATATACTAATGCCTTTTGTAAATCTTCTTTTTCCTTAGATTTATTTTTCTTTCCAGCTCTAGCTAAGTACTTAATTACATTACCAAGGTAAAAATCTTTATCTAATCCCCAAGCTTCTAGTACATTAAAAACTTCATATACAGAATCTTTACCGCCATAATGATTTGGCCTAGTAGCATCATTAACAATAATGATACGACCAGAAACATCAAGCGGGGTACCAGTGATCTCCTCTTTAGAGCAAATAACTTTTTCATATTGTTGCTCTGCTTCTTGGCTAAAATTTACCATATTACCATACTATAACTACGTCACCTTCACTAAGAACAAGTTTAGTTTCTCCATCAATGTCAATGCGCTCAACTACTTCTAAGTTAAGTGCATTTGTACGGACATAAACTTTATCCCCAACTTGAACTTCTTCTACTTTATCACCTACGGCAAAGACATTGAGTTTACTCCACATCTTCATCGCTTCTTGCATGATAGCATCTTCATCTTTAGCACTCAACTGAAGTGCTGATTCTTTTTTCTTTGGAATATCTAATAAGATTGTTCTTCCTCTTAATAATTTAAATGGTTGCATTGGTTTTTATTTTAGTGTTATAACTTTTACTACTGCCATTTGAGCATTCAGTATCTCACCTACTGCATGATCAAACAACAAACTTTTTACTGGAGTCTTTTCATCCACAGAGTATCTACGTTTTAGAATCTCTGCCATTTCTGCAGCTAGTTCTTTTACTCTATGTACATCCTCGTCACCACTTGGGTTAAAACTTAGACCTACTAACTGTTCTCCAAAACTTGGTAATCTTACTTCCTGAATACCGGTTTGTACTTGCTCTTCCATATATTTATCAAATTTAATCCTTGCTTCTAGGTTGGTGTCTGACTCAGCTGTCAACTTCTGCCATATGTCCAACTGATGTTGGGTCATACATTCTCATAAGTTAAAACAAAGATTTCTGGCTTGCATGCGTAGAACTCTCCTGCTACTCCTTTAATAATATAATCATCAACTTTGGCTAACATGTCTCCCTCTAAGGTATCAATGTAAAGATCCTTTACGATACCATGACTTGTAAAGTAACATGTCTTGCAGAAACTCAAAATCTCAAATTGATTCTTACCAGTCCACTGAACTGCTTCAATTATAACTGGTTTCTTTTTGAACTTCTGTGCCATGTACAAATATAAAAAATTTTTCTAAATAAAAAAGCCCAGACTTTTGATCTGAGCTTTTTCATAGTTTCTAACTTTTAAAACGATTCATTATGAACACAACAAATATACAAAATATA